GTAGGAGAAGGCGATGCGATAGAGTGAGCTTCGAGGCCCGCTGACCGCTCGGAGGGCAGCCGGACGGCCAGCGGCGCAAGACGAAACCCTTTCGTGCCTCGACTCACCTTCGCCGGCAGGGGTGTAGATGGCAACTACCCAGATAACTATCGCAGCATTTCAGACCGCGTGCGCGGAATGCGGCGACGCGATAGTAGCGGGCAACTGGGGCACCGCAAAGCAGAAGTACGCCGTCGCCGAGGCCATTAACGCCGGGCTGCTCAAGTCCAGCGCCGAGGGCTCGAGCCGCATGGAGCGGCGCGACAGCCTGAAGGCCCTGCGCGAGGCTATAGACGCCGCCCAATCCGCCAGCACTTCGAATCGCACCAACTGGACCCGAGGAAAGGCGATCTTCTGATGGCAAGGCGCAGGGCGCGGCGCGGTTCCGGCACCGAAGAGCTCGAAGTCATAACAGGCCCGAAGGGACGCTTTACCCAGTTGGGGTATCGCGCCGCCTCGGTCGCCCGCCGCGACGGCCTGGTTTTCACGTCGGGCAGCGGTGACGCGCATACCCGCTGGGACCGCGGCGAGCTTGTCAAGCAGTCGCGCCAGTTCTACCGCGACAACGGCCTGTATCGCGGCCTGATCGACCGCGCCGTTACCAACATCGTCGGCCGGGGCTTCGCGCTGCAGGCGGCGGTGGGGACCAAGGACCTGCGCAAGAAGGTTGAGGCGCTCTGGAAGCAATACATGAAGCGCCCCGAGGTTCGCCAGCTGCAGAGCGGCCGGCGGGTGCAGGCGATGGTCTGTCGCGAGGCGCTGGTCGCCGGCGACGTTGGCGCAGTCAAGATCGGCAAGGGCGTCAAGCGCGGATACGCGCAGCTGATCGAGGCCGAGCGGATCGCGCGCCTGGGGACGGGCGGCGTCGACCTCGACGCCTTCGGCGCGCCCCGGCGCTTCTGGGTTTCGAACTACAGCGACAGCGGTTACCTCGACACGAATAACGCCAAGCCCTACGGCGCCGACGATTTCCTGTTCGTGCCGGCCGGTCTCGAGCGCCCCAGCCAGACCCGCGGCGTGCCCGTGTGCCAGGCGTCGTTCGCGATGCTGCACCGCATCGCCGACGTGTGCGACTCCGAGGCGCTGGCGTGGCAGATGCTCGCGCGCCTGGCGTTCGCCGTGACCAAGGAAAGCGCCGCCCAGAATGCCTACGACACCAGCCGCTCCGACCCCGACAAAACCGACACCGACACCGAGGGGGACCTGGGGCACCGCCTGCACGACCTCGACGTCGCGCTGATCTTCCACGGGAAGAAGGGCGAGAAGGTCGAGGGCATCGAGCGCAACATTCCCGGCCAGAATTTCAGCGAGTCGCTGCGGATGTTCCTGCGCCTGCTGGGCCTGCCGCTGGGTATCCCGCTCGAGATCATTCTGCTGGACTGGAGCGAGGCCAACTACTCCAGCGCCCGCGCGTCGCTCGAGCAGGCGTTCGCGACGTTCGAAGACTACCAGCAGCTTCTCGAGGACGAGTTCTGGACCCCCCTCTTCGAGTGGAAGGTCAGCCAGTGGGTCGCCGAGGACAAGCTGCCCGACCGCGAGGACATCGCGGCGCACTCGTGGGTCAAGCCGAGCTTCCCGTGGATCGATCAGCTCAAGGAGTGCCAGGCGTGGGGTGCCAAGCTCGACCGCGGGCTCGCCACCTACGGCAAGGCGCTGAAGAGCCTGGGCGACGAGCGCGAGGAGGTTCTCGACATCCGCGAGCGCGAGATCGAGGACGCCATCGAGCGCGCCAAGCGGATCGAGGCCAAGCACGGCGTTAAGGTGCCCTGGCAGATGCTGGCCGGCGTTCGCCCCCCGGGCGAGAAGGGCAACCCCGACGATCTCGCCGACAAGCGGGATCCCGAGGCCGAGCCCCGGCAGCCAAAGGAGAAAAAGTAAATGACCACGGCCACAGCAGTCAGGTCGCCCGCCGCCGCCAGGCGTTTCCGCGGACCGCTTGCGAAGGGTCTGAAGCAGGGCGTAGGTCACGTCGACCGCGCGAAGGGCATCATCTACGGGTACAGCGTGATCACTCGCGGCGAAGCCCTCGGTCACGGCCTGTGGATCGACGGCACGTTCCTCGATCAGATAGTGGCCGCGCCGCCCCGCGGCGCGCGCAGGGGGTTCAAGACCCGCTTCACGCATCCGGGTCTCTGCTCCGACGGCCTTGGCAAGTATCTCGGCAGGACCCGCAACCTGCGCCGCGACGGCGATCAGGTCCGCGGCGACCTTTTTCTGGCGGGCGTGGCGAAGAACGCGCCCGGGAACGGCGACCTCTCTGCTTACGTGATGGACCTCGCCGAGGAAGACCCCGAGGCTTTCGCCGCGTCTATTGTCTTCTTCTCCGACCACGAGGCCGAGGACGAGTTCGTGGACGAGCACACGGCCTACGACGAGGAGCTCGAGCGCAAGGTCTTCAGGAGTCCCGACCCCGACAACGAGCACAACTACCGCCACGCCCGCCTCGCGCGCCTGTGGGCCTCAGATGTGGTCGACGAGCCCGCCGCGAATCCCGGCGGCTTCTTCAGTTCGGCCGACACGGGCGCCCTCGCCGAGGCTGCCGACCGCTGGCTCGACTGGGCTATCGGCGTCGGCGACGAGGATGCCCCGCCCCCTGACGAGGTGCTGCTGGGCACGGGGATCGAAAGCGAAAGAGCCCGCGACTGGCTGTCCGGTTACCTGACGCGTCGCGGTCTGGAGATTGTCTCCGCCAGTGAGACACCGGGAAGTGCGGACCCGGCAACATCCGCCGGGGCCTCTGACCAGAAGGAGGAAAAACTGATGGCAGAGGAAGAGAAGCAGACGGTCGAGCCGACCGTCGCCTCCGACGCGGAGGCCCTGAAGGCCGCGCGCACGGAGGGTGTGGAGGCCGAGCGCGCTCGTTTTGCCCGCCTTCAGGAAAAGTGGCCCGAGCGGGCTCAGTTCGTAACCGAGCAGTTCGCGAAGGGGCACGACGTGGCCGAGGCCGAGGGCGAGTTCAAGGACCTGGAGATCGCGGAGCTGAAGGAAAAGCTCGCCGCGGCGACCGAGAACAAGCCCGAGCCGAAGGCCGGGGAAGAGGGCGCCGAGGCGGCGCCGTTCTCGCAGGCTCCCGAAGCCGCCGGCGACGAGAGCCTGATGGCCCTGGCCGAGACTCGCGCCAGGGAGAAGGGCATTTCGCTCGCCGACGCCATGAGCGAGGTTGCCGCCGAGAAGCCCGAGCTGGCCGAGAAGCTCTGCCTGGGCAAGGAGTAGCCCGGCAGCAGTCCGGTCCGTCTGACCGGTCTGGGAAAAACTGAAGAAGGAGACAGGCATGGCAACTCAGAACGAAGGCCCGAACTTCTCCGGAGTGGCTGCGGCCGCTTTCGACAAGTTCGCGCTCGTGATGCTGGACACGAACGGCAAGTTCGCCAAGACCACGGGCGTCGCCGGCGAGGATATCAACGTCCTGGCGACCGCGCAGGAGGCGGCCAGCGCCGCCGACGAGGTTAAGGAGCTCCGCGCCCTTAACTGCGTGGCAAGCGCCAAGGTGGTCGCCGCGGTGAACAACATCACCGTCGGCCAGACCCTCTACACCGCTGCCAGCGGCCGCGCCAGCAACGCGTCGACCAGCGGCACGGCGGTCGGAATCGCAAAGCAGGCATCCTCGGCGGCCGGCGACATCATCGAGATGTTCCCGCGTCCGAGCCGTGACGATGCCGACGTGACCTAACAGGGTCGCGTCGCAGCGTCCGACGAAGAGGCACTGAGGAAACGAGGAGAGAGAGATGGCTTACACTTACGACGGCACGATCCCGGCACCCTGGCTGGCTCGCGGTGTGTTCGAGTTCGACCCCACCAAGCAGGGCTTGATCGCGCATCTGGTCGCCCGGATCATCCAGTCGGATGACAAGCAGGGCACTCTTCCGCTGATCAAGCGTGAGAGCACCATGCCGATGAACCAGGAGCTTCGCCGCGCGCCGGGTGCCAACTACCAGCGCGGGCAGGGCGAGGTCGACGGTTCGGCCTACGAGTGCATCGGTTACGGCTACGAGCGCAAGATCCCGAAGGAGACCGCCGCCTTCTTCCGTACCATCATGGACGCGCAGCTGAACGCGGCCAAGGTGGTCAAGGGCGAGCTGCTCCTGGGGCGCGAGAAGCGCGTCGCGGATCTGCTCTTCAACGCCACCACGTTCGCCAGCTACCTGACCGACCTGCACGCGGCGCCCTGGGATGCCGCGGCCAGCGACGTGATCGGAGCTGTCGGCGCGGCGGTCGAGACCGTGCGCAAGCGCACCGGAGTCAAGCCGAACGCGTTGTTCCTGGGCTCGACTCAGAAGACGAACCTGCTGACCGTCAACACCGCGATCCGCGGCCTGCTCAGCGGTCTGCACGTGGCGACCCCAGCGATGATCGACCAGTTCCTCGCCGATATCCTGGGTCTGAAGTACGTCTTCAGCGGCGAGGCGGTCTATAACTCGGCCAAGGAAGGCGCCACGATCAGCGTAACCGACGTGTGGAACGAGGACTACGCGATGGTCGCGAAGGTCGCCGAGACCGACGATCCGCAGGAGCCCTGCGTCGCTCGCATTGTCAACTGGCGCGCGATGGGCGAGGGCACCGACGTCGACATGGGCGTCTACTACGAGCCCCAGAGCAAGTCGCAGGTTGTGCAGGGTGACCTGTACGAGGACGAGCTCATTGTCGATGCGCAGTACGGCCAGCTGCTCGAGGTCGACCCCACCAGCTAACCGCTGACCGCGTGATGGAGAAACCCCGGGGGCTTCGGCCCCCGGGGCCTTCACCCCCGAGGCTGAGATGCAGATTCTCAACACCGAAACCAAGACGCGCCCCATCGTCCTGCACGCCACGGGGCGGAATAAGCGCTGCGGTGCATGGGAAGTGGTAAAGTTCGAGGTTTTCAAGCGCCTGCGCGCAGAGCCGCCCGCCAGGCGGCTTGACCTCAATTTCGAGGTGATTACGTGGAGCACGAGCGAGGCCGTAACGTGCCTCGAGCAGTGCTTCGAGCACATCGATGCGCCACTCACGGTCCTCCGCGCGGATCAGGAGACGTGGCAGAATACCCGCAAGCCCGAGCTGGCGCTCGAACACCTGCGGGGGAGTGCTGCGGATTACATCATCGGGCTCGATGCCTATGACGTGCTCTGCACTGCTCACCCCGAGGAAATCGCCGCCCGATTCATTGCCGGTTTCGAGTCTCAGGGCGCCGAGCTGCTCTTCAACGCCGCGAACATCTTCTACCCGCTGGCGGGCCGCGTGCCCGCGCTGCTCGAGTGCGAGGAGTTCGAACGCGGCTTCCCCGAACGCCACCGCCACCTGAACGCCGGGTGCTGGGTAGGCAGGCGCGAGTTTGTGCTCGGATTTCTGGAGGAAGTAATTTCGGCCGGCAAGACGGTAAAGATGCCCATAGGCTACTCCACGCGCGAGCAGCCGCTCGTGAGGTACTGCGCGTTCCCGCACGGTTACCCCGAGATCGACACCGACCGCCGCTGCGAGATATTCCAGCACATGAACGGGGCGTGGGGCCAGCTCGAGGGGCCGCAATGAAGATCGTCGGTGTCGCGCTCGTGCGCAACGAGGAGATATACATCGGCCGCGTCCTGCGGGCCGCCCTGCACCTGTGCGACGATATCCTCGTGCTCGATAACGGCAGCGTCGACGGCACCCGCGATGAGGTGCGCCGGGTGATCGCCGAGCACCCGGGCCGCGTGGTCGCGGTCGAGCTGCACAATCTGGTCGACTCCCATCTATTCCTGCAGCAGTACGTAGGGACCGACACGTGGGTTTTCGGCGTCGACGGCGACGAGATTTACGACCCCGCCGGCCTGTCCGAGCTGCGCGAGGTGCTGCTCGGCGGGGCCTACGCCGATAAGTGGATGGTCCGCGCGAAGTTCCTGCACGTGTCCAGGCTGCAGGGTGGCCGGGCCTACGGGTATATGAGTCCCCCCAGCCACGACCCGAGCAAGCTCTACAACTTCTCGCTGCTCGAGGCGTGGCCCGCCGACGATGTTCGCCCGCTTTTCCTCCCGCGCGCAGGGATGCGCTTCAAGGCCGGCGGCGAGAGCTACTACGAGAACTGGGAGACCTGCTACTGCCTGGCCACCTGGGGCGAGTCGATCTTCCGCTGCCTGCACATGAAGTTCCTGCAGCGCAGTCGCATAGACGCCCACCGCAACCCCGAGCCCCGCCCGAACCCGATCGACGCGACCTACATGCCCGACCGGATCCGGCCGTGGGACAACTACCAGCGTGGCCCGGAGGTGTCGGTCTCGGTGGCCGAGTTTACGGGGATGGCGTCGTGAAGGTCTACGTCGACCTCGGGGCCTGGACGGGCAAAACCGTCCGCGCACGCCTGGCGTCGCACGCCGACGATGCGATCTTTGCGTTCGAACCGAACCCCGACTGCCTCGCCTCGCCGCACTGGCCGGTGATACTGCGGCAAAATCGGCAGGTCAAACTCTACCCCGTGGCCGCGTGGGTCCGCGACGAGAAATTGACCTTTTACCGCAATCCGATGCGCCTGGCGTCGCAGAGCGGGACCGTGATGCGCGATAAGGTGACCGGCGGCGTATCCGACGAGGCCGCCGTCGAGGTCACCGCGATCGACTTCCCGGCCTGGCTCGATACGCACGTGGCCCCGGGCGATTACCTGACGCTGAAGGTCGATATCGAGGGCGCCGAGTACGAACTGCTCGAGCGCCTGATCGAGACCGGCCTGCTCGCCCGCGTCAACGAACTGCTGGTCGAGTTCCACGAGCACAAGATGACCGCGCCG